TTACTTGTGGTTCTTATAAGACTCAACCTTGCTTAGAGTGTTTGTCTTCTTGTCACAGTTAGGTGTCCTGTTGTTAGCGCCAGGAATAGCTGACCCCTCGACGCACTCCGCAACGTCATGTCCCTTGTCGAGAACTGCAGTAGCAATCCAGTTAATCATCAAGAAACCGGCAACAGCAAAACCGGCAGTAATAATAATTGTCTGCACCAGGTCACCACGGTCTGAGTCCTCAGTAATCTCAGAAGTGAATACAGACTTGATGTTCTCCATGAACTTCATTTTGTTTTTCTCCATGAGTTTTCGTTCTGCTGCCAACGTTTTAATAGTTGCATACAGAAAACTGTCAATTGACGACCGAAAATATCAGGAGGTTTTAAACAAAAGTTCAGGGTGGTATGAGTGCAGTTTCAACCCCTCATCCCCCCCTGAAAGAAGACTCAGGATCTACACGTTAGTCCTCTGTGTCGTCACTGTCCTTGTCACCAATAACCATGTCCTCAGCCTGTGACAATGCCCAACGCCAGTTTTCCAGCGCTTCCTTCGTCACATTCTTGGCCCACTCGTTCACAGACTCCCTGCTGCTAAGAGCCTCGTTGGTGATGGGATAGAAGTTTCGGATAGTGTCATACACCACTGACCGTGCACGAGTGTGTGACCCCAGTTCGTAGTCGGGCTCCTTAAGGTCTCCCTCGTAGATAGCAACCTGCAACCTATTTGCAATCTCAGTCATCTTGTCAGCCAGCAGCATGACCTGTCGCTTGTTCAGACGCTTGACATCATCATGATCACGCAGCCACTCATAGACGAAGTTCATGAAGTTTAGGCGAACGCTGACAGCAGGGCCACCGGGGTTAACTGTACCATCAGGGTTGAGAGTCTTGAACGGAGCGCTCTCAATAGATGACGACCTGCTGGAACCTGATGAGTAACCATCACTCTGCTGGCTGCTATTAGACCCCTTGCCAGTCAGAGCGTTCAGTTCTTCCAGGCTGTAGTTATTAGCCGAGTTGAATCCACTGTTGAACTTTGGATCCTCGTCGAACCGTGTCAGTATGCTTCGACCAACAGCCCAGTCCTTCTCATCGTCAAACCTGACAGCGACCAGACTACGAATCACATTGTCTCTGGCAGCAGCCATGTCTCCTGGAGGACTCACCTTTGACATGGGCAGCGATCTGTCAATGTGTGGCTTGCGGCGCTTCTCAATACGGAAGTGTAGTGGCTCACCACTCTCAAAAGCCTTCTCGACACGAGAGATGATCCCCTCATCATTCACCCAGGCCCAACCCTTCACATCATGTTCGCTCTTAGGATTGACAAAGGATACGTGCTTAGAGTTTCCGTTCTTGGAGTCCTTGATCTCACTGATGGTACTGAAGCCAGTGAAAACCTCAACCTCTGCACGGACCTTGTTCTCATCTGGTCCGTCGTGTGATATGAACGGCTTTGCTGTGAACAGGTTGGTCATATCTAACCACTTCCTATAATATGTTGTGAACTTGCTCTCACAGACATTATAACACAAGATGACCTGAGGTACATCACTCTGTCCTCAGGCCATCTTTGTTTGGTATGGAGTTATAAGTTATGACTGCTTGGGATCAACCAAGTTCGTCTTATCTTGTCAAGATTCTCCTGAACCACTCAAACTGGAGGAAGAAGTCAGCAATCTCGTTGATAAACCACAGTCCCCACTCAATTATCTTACCTATTAGCCCAAAAGGGTCGTAGTCAAACAACTTGAGAGCAGCAAGGACAATACCTGCAACAAGAAACCATATGACGGCTCTTTTAAAGAAGTTAAGCATTTTGTTACTGCTCTCCTGTTAATAGTTTTTGTCAACAATCCTCACACATATCAGGAACATCTCTTCAATTTTTATGATCTCTGGTTCCTTTTGTCCTATACTATTTATCTATAGGGTTTTATTTCATTAGAAGTAGGTGAGGTTGTCATCACCAGAGGTTGACATGATTTCATCCTGCTCATGTTGGTAGTCCTCTGCTGCCTTCTGTTGTCTTCTGGCGTACTCTTCACGAAGACGCTTGAGTTCCTCCTCGTTCGGTGGAACTCTCAGGTGTCCAAGGAATGTCTCAGCCATGGCGTCCATTCCAGCACCAGTGAAGGCGTCAATCGAGTCAAAGTCCTTCTCACGAGGAATGAACTTCAACTCAGACGAACTAGGTGTACCGCCTGACTTAGCAACCTTGTGCATGGCGCTGAGAACGTTCTTAGGAATCCTGCTCAGTTCCTTGTGCCTGACACCTGTCTTGGCATCAGTAACCCACCTGTCCTCAGACTCTATAGTTTCTGTATCAATAGAGTGCTTGTTGATTTCATTGCTGCTGTCATCTGTCTCTGACAAGAATGACTGGGAACTCTTCTTGTAAGAGTCTATGTCAACAGATGTAGACGAAGAGCGTTTCTGAGAACTTGCTTCTCTGTGTCTTACTTGACTTTGATTCCTGTTGACATTTGGTGCTAATGGTCTAGAGGAGTTGCTGGCTCTTTGTGAATGGTTTACTGCGGAAGTGTTAGAGGGCTCCTGATTGTTCTGATTGACGACTCTCTGCTCTGTCTGAGACACATGTTCTGGGCTTGCCTTCTTGTTCTTCATGGAAGAGTCATTACGTACAGGTGCTCGACCTTGAACAGGGCGCCTACTTACAGGTCTCCTTCCGACAGCACCTCTCTGTGGAGCCTGCCTGTTGTCCTGCTCAGTCATAGGAACCGCTCTCCGTCCTGTCTTTTGTTTCAATTGACCTGAAAAATATCAATGTCGCATATTTTCTGAATACAGAATGCTCTTAGATCTCATTCACTACTTGCTCGACCTCTTCTGGTACATACTAGCAAGTTCTCGAACTGATGAGATACCTTTAATCTTGATGTCATGGTTCTTGGACACAGATCTCATGGCTGACTTGGGAATGACAATCTGCTCAAACCCAAGCCTCTCTGCCTCTCTGATTCGGGCGTCAATCATGTAGGATCCACGTACCTGCCCAGTTAGTGACAACTCACCCACAAATGCTGTTTTAAGGCTTGTTGTTGAGTCGTTGATGGATGACAGAACAGCGGCTGCGACAGCAAGGTCAGACAACGGGTCAGATACCTTGATACCAGATACTGTGTTAATGAAGGTGTCCTTGTCAAACAGACGTGCCTTGCAGAAGCGATCCAGAATGGCACACACGATCTGTCCACGGTTGTAGTTGACACCATTGAACTGCTTACGTGGTGTTGGCAGGTTTGACGGAGTGACAAGAGCCTGTACCTCAACAGGAATCTGCCTGACACCTTCGCTCATAAATGATAGAGCAGTACCAGACAGTCCTGCTGAGTCCTCGTCACTGTCCATCAGCACTCCTGAAGGATCAGCAACCTCTTCAAGACCACTCTCTGTATGCTGGAAGACTCCTACCTCTGTCATGTCACCAAAACGATTCTTAACAGCCCTGAGAAACTTCAGTGGTGTGTCAGAACTGGACTCAAGCATCAGTGTGGCATCAACAATGTGCTGAATGGACTCTGAGCCACTGAAGTCACCGCTCTTGACAACCTGGCTGATGAGAACCATAATGATGTTCTTACTCTTGGCTACACGTGTCAGAGTGTGAGCGGCCTCCTTGGACTGCTGCACAGAACCAACAGAACCACTTATCTCTGTTGACGCAATGGTCTGCAACGAGTCAACCACAACAACATCTGGCGACTCATCCTCGATGTGCCCAAGCAGTGTCTCCAGATTCGTCTCGTTGATAACACGAATGTTGTCATTGTCAATACCCATCCGCTTGGCCCTCAGACCGATCTGCTGCTCAGACTCCTCACCAGACGAGTACAGGACCTTGTTTCCGTTGCTGGCGAAACTATTGGACACCGAGAGAGTCAGAGTTGACTTTCCTCCACCTGGGGCACCTGACAGCAGGACAACTTCACCATCCACAAACCCGCCGCCAAGAACACGGTCAAGTTCACCAATACCAGTTCTGACTCTTCTCACTGGTTGAGTGCTCAGTTCTTTAAGCGACTGAGCCTTCCTGACTGGTTTGACAGCAGCAGCCGATTTTAGACCAGACCTACCAGACACTCTCTTCTGAGCGCTCTCGTCACTAGCCTCAACTTTCTCAAACTGTTGGAAGGCACCGCACTTACCACAGGCGCCGAACTGAGCACCTGGATACTTCTTACCACACTGAGTACACCTGTAAAAAATACCTTTAGCCATAGTCAGTATCTTAACCAATCATGTTGGCAGGTAGATGTGTAGTCATTTTCTACAAACACTGGAATCTTAATTGATTCATTGTTATGGCGTCTTCATACACTCTCATCAACACTTCATGAACAACTCATCGACAAAAATGTCCTTCATATACAATCAGCAAAAGAATTGTATACGAAGGGTGAAAGTACTGGAAACACTAAGTTTCTTAGTTATTATGCGTTCTATTGGCAAGACTGGTTATTCTCAAGATGTCATGCTTACTAAATCCGATCTACTCATTCCTGAAGCACTCTCAGAGAGGATAGTGATGTCACTCTGGCCTGTGTTCTTGGCCCTGAATGACGAGATGTCGTTGATGTTGTCAAACTGATGAATCTCCAGCCCCTTAGATAGCATTCTAGCCATGCTATTCTTGGTGGACTTCTTGATGTCATCCTTCTTGCTGAGATCTATGAACTCCTGCAGGCACTTCTCATTACCTGAGAACCACTTTGCAACCAGATCATTCTGTGTCTTGACATCTGGAAGAGAAGACTTCTTGAACACCCCAGCAGAGACCAGTGCTCTACCTACTGACATCTTGGTCGAGTTAAATGAGTCGCATGTATGAGTAGAGAAAGAGTTGTACTTATCATGCTTCATTCTCTCAGCCTGGATCTTGGCGTCTTCCTCAGACCAGTAGTGTGTGCTGGACTCATCAACACTCTTACCATCATAGAAAGGACAGTTGCTGATGTCCTGTGCACCACACTTTCCATGCTCAAATGTCTCGGTGTTGATGTGGTAGGCAACTCTTCCCATGTTATCTCATACTCCCTAGTCATCATACTTTCAGTAATGACTGCTCTTTGCTTAATCTGCTTCTGTATCTATTAACGCATCTGTTTTATCGTTGACAACAAGAATTGTTTGTACTTACAAAAATGAACAACGATTAAGAATTCTTTAGTTGATTCCAACTGCTTTCATTGATGTCGTGGCGTCAGGTAAGGCGGTGAAACTTCCGTGACTGAAAATGAAGATGTAGAAACACACAAGGGCTATAGTGATGAACAGTGGTAGAACAAGGTATTTCTCTGCTGAACCACCAGCGCTCATGCTTGTGAAACGTGTCGTCCACCAGAACTTGCCCTTAATGAAACCAGACAAAGGGAACAGTACAGGGCATCCGGCCTTTGTGAAGCAGTCACCAATAATGTGAATCACCATACCAGCAAAGACTGCTACAGCGAGCCATCTGAAGTCTGCTGATCCAGAAGAGAAGATAAGTACTCCAGATAGAATGAAGCAGAACATCAGAATGATTCCTTCACCTGCTGTGCTCTTTCTGAACTTGTCAACCTGTTTCTTGCTGATGCACGAGAAAGTCAGAAGAGTCAGCATGGCGGAGAAGAACCACCCGAACAGCGTTCCGCCAGTCAGCGTCAGATCACCAAGAGTGAAACTTCCGCCAATGCTTGTTCCGGCCCAGACGATAACAGCAAGCAGGCCAGCGAAAGGAATGGTGTGCCAGGCTCCACGGTGAGGGTTGGGGTCAGGGTCGTCTCGTCTGGTTCTGACGGCTGTCTGCACTATGGACGAAGATCCTCTGAACAGACCGCTCATTGCTGAACCGAATATACCCCAGTCGTTCTTTGCTCTGGATGTTGTGTTGTCAAGGTCAGGTAGAAGTGTCGCTCCAGTGCAGCACAGGATAGCCAGGATAATGAGAGGCACTGACTTAGTTCCCAGAGCAGCAATCATGTAGGCCGGAGCAAATGCAAGCGTTGCTGAAACTGCTGCCAGACCACTGACTGCGTGTGTCAGTCCCATGAAACCATGATCGTTGTTGCACTGCCTTCTGATAAGGTCTGTGTAGCACTCTGTGCCTGTCGTCATTGATGGCCTCTCTTATCTCTTCTTGTGAGGTGACGCCTGAAATAAGAGGGAATATCTAGATTGATAGTGTTTCACTCAGTTTTTGTTACAGGTACATAAACTCCGGGGTGCGGCTTGTATTTTGTGTGCTACAAGTCACACCCCGGAAGATGCTCTAATCTCTTGGCGAGAACGTGTTTGAACTCTAATCGCTCTACATGGTGACAACCTCTCGTGCACCAAGAATAACCTTGCTGGTACACTCTGTTCCTCTGCTGGAGCGCTTTGCTGGCTCTGGCAGACTGATACCAGCGTGAGCCTTGGTTATTGTACATGCCACAGCACCAGAACCAGTGTAGGCTGAGACGATGCTGTTCTCACCGCTTCTCATGATCTGTGTGGCAACACCCTGACCAGCACGACCCTTCTTAGGGATGTCTGACAAAGGAGTATGCTTGATGGTGTGACCAGTTGACGTCACCAGAACAGCATCAGGATTCTTCGGGTCAGGAACCCAGTCAAAGGCGACAACACGATCCTTATCCGTCTTCAACTTGATACCCTTGACACCACCGGCCTTGGATCCGGTTGGGTTGACAGAGGAGGCGTCGAAGAGGAGAACGTTACCACCACTGGTGACAAGTGAGAACAGAGTGTCCTTGACCGACTTACCAATCCATCTGGTGGAGACAACCTCATCGCCATCAGACAGAGAGATGACGGGGAACTCGTCAAAGGAGGTTGGGAAGTCTGTACGAGAAATCTTGATCTGACCTAAAGCGGTCGCAACTGCCAGACCAGTGTCATTCTTACCGGACTGAACCTTGGAGACACCGACAACATTCACACCAGACGGCAGGTTGACACCCATGTCCTTGACTGTCATTGGTGTCTCTGGGATGAGATAGGACAAAGGAACCTTGCGGCCAATACCATCACTTCCAACAATAACGAACTGATCCTTGGACATCACCTTGATCTGCTCAACCACAGGAGTGTTGGTGAACTTCTTCAACGTGGCAGCATATGAGAACGGCTCAGCAGACCTCAGTAGTGTCCCGTCAGCAAATCGTGTCAGGTAGCACGGAGTGTTCTTTGCTGACTCCTTGGATGCAGCAGCCTCAACCTTGGCCTGCTCCTTCAACTCATTGGATGTAGCCCCGTTAATGATGCTTCGTCTTTCAGAGGAGATGACTGGAAGAACATCGTTCAGATCTTTCTCCACCAGAGCATCAAGTTTCTTGGGGTCAGCAAGGATCTGCTCTAACTCGTCCTTTTCCTTCTCCAGACTCTTCTTCTCCTTCTCAACAGCAAGAGAGTCTGACTTGGTCAGTCTCCTGAGTTGCATGGAGAGAATGAAGTCTGCCTGAGTGTCGTCAATCTTGAAAGAGCGCTTCAGGTTGGTTCTTGCTGTCGATGCGTCAGACGACTTCCTGATGATACTGATAGCCTTGTCAATGTCAATCAGCACAGCAAGAATGGCGTTCAACTGGTGCAGACGTGTGTCAATCTTGCCAATGCGGTGACGGCACCTTCTTGTCGTACACTCGCGTCTGAGATCCAAGAAACCTTTCAGCATGTCCATCATAGACACCTGAACCGGCATGGTGTCAACAAGAACAGTTGAGTTCACAGGGAACGAGGACTGCAAAGATGTACGCTTGAACAACTCATTCAGAAGAGTCTTGACGTTCGTACCTTGCGTGGTGGTGACAACAAAACGAACACCTCTCTTCATGTCACTGAGGTCCTGAACCTTGGAAACACCTCTGGATATGATAGGGTTGGGTGGAACGGGCTTGCTTCCTCTCTCGCCCTGCTTCCCGTTCTGACCGAGGTGAATCTCCTCAATAATCTTCTCAGCGCTGATGGAGTACGGTAACTCGTAGAAGACAATCTGTGAACGACCACGAGTCATGGGCTCAATGTTGTACCTGGCGCGAACAGAGAACGTTCCTTTACCAGTCTCCATGTAGTCCCTGATACCGTCAGAACCTAGAATCTCTCCTCCTGTAGGAAAGTCAGGTCCAGGAATGATGTCAAGCAACTCATCAGTGGTCAGATCTGGATTCCTCAGTGCAGCCAGAGCAGCGGCAATCACCTCGTCAGGGTTGTGTGGAGGAATCTTGGAAGCGAACCCAACAGCGATACCCTCAGTACCGTTGACAATGTTGTTGGGCCACCGGACAGGAAGCAGATGTGGCTCATCCTCTGTTCCGTCAAAGTTCCTGCCGATCTCAACAGCACCCTCCTTGACCTCACGAACAAGTTCTAAGGCAGCCTTAGTCAGACGTGCCTCCCAGTAACGCGGGGCAGCAGGAACGTCACCAGTGAAGGCACCAACCGTACCAGACTTGTCAACCAGTGGGACACGCATGGTGACGCTCTGAGCCATTCTCGCCATGGCGTCTGAGATGCTGGAGTCACCGTGTGGATGGAACCGACCCATCGTGCTACCAACAATCCTGGCAGCCTTGACGAAACGACTCGATGGAAGGTTGTTGTTGGTGAACATGTCCCAGATGATACGCCTGTTGACTGGCTTCAGGCCGTCCTGGCTCATCAGCGCCCTCTGCCTGATGACATACATGGCGTAGACTGAGTACTCGTCCTTCAGCCACTGACTTGAAGGTGACTTGATAACCTCTGACGCAATCTGATCATTGCTCACAGTTGATGTGGTAGAACTGCTTGCCAAGAATCCTTCTCCATTCACTCAAAACTTGTCTCTCATCTTACATTTTAACCAGTACGAGTAAGAGACATCGTTGCTATATCAATGAATCAGCATATTCCTGTCAAGAATCAGGATAAAGACAGATCTCTTAGTTAACACATTTAGAGCAGAATAGAACAGGAAAATCTTAGTATTTTAAATACTTATTTGAAGTTCTTGATAGCATCCATGTTCAAAGGACTTTCACGTTTAACAGAAGTTGTCCAGAACTCTTCACTTGACTTCTTGTCTTGCTGCTTCTGCTGCTTGACCTCCTCGTCAGAATCAGCATCCCTGACATACATGTTGACAGCAAGGAACGGATACATCCCGTCCTCTTTCTGCGTCTCCTCCATCATCTTTATCAGTCCTGCAGCAGAGATGCTGTTGTTCTGACCAAGTACGGCGTTAATCACCTCAACAGCGTCATCAACATGTCCTGTGTCATAAGCATCAAGCAGAAGGCTGATGAAGTCAACAAAATCAACTCTGCCACTGATTCTCTCTGCTACAACCCAAAGAGGATCCTCAAACCTGTCATTCTCATTGTAGACCCTCAACTTGTCAATGTTACTGAAAATCTCCTGATCCATAGCACTGAGAACAGGAACCTTTCTACCAAGCAGAGCACGATGCAGGAAATCAGGACCACTGACAGGAGACCATGACAAGGACCTGGAACCTGCGGAAATCATTGCTACCACTCCTCGTTGCTGTTCTGACTTGTGAACATCTCAGGATGACTATTTATCCATGAGAGAGTATCAGACACACTGAACCCTTTAGAGGACATGGACCTAATGAGCCTGTCCTTGCGCTTGACAGGATCCAGTCTAGTGAATGATGGAGAACGTGTCAGCATCTCGATCTGACGAGTAAGAGACCTAAAACTGTATTCAGGATTGTTCTCAAGGTGATCATTGATACATTCCTCTATGATGTCATCCTTGAACCGCTTCTGTCTCATCTTCTGCCTGATGTAGTACACTGACTTACCACTGTAGATCATTGACAGGATCTTGTCTGAGGCAAACTCCTTCTCATCAATAATCCCCTTCTCTACAAGATGGTTGACAACCTCATCAGCAATGCCACATGACAGGATGTCAGACTTGTCCTTGCTGTAGTACTCAACTGATTCATTGGGATAGCCTTTTCTGTGCAAACGATCAAGAATGTCACCAGCGCTCCTGAGGTAGTTCTCAGCCTGCCAGGTAGCACTACTGACAGCATGATCCCACAGAGCAGTGAACTCATCATACGACAACACTCTGTCAGGAACATTAACATGTCTTGCTTTCTTAAAGCCCATTCTGTATCATCACATCCTTAACAACAACCAGAGACAACACTGCCCGCACATAACCACTAAACAGAATGTCAGCACGCTATCAATCAGTCAAATGCTGAGTAATAGCGTGCTGACATGCGATGAAGCCAACCCCCGTCAGAAGAAGATTCCTCTGCTGAGTTCATCAATCTCTGGTTGCTGCATGTATGCCCTGCGAGCCTTATCGCCCCTACCTGGTTTTGCGGCTGGACAAGCCTTCACTAACGGGCACCATGAGCACAGATAGGTGGGGTTGAACTCAAACATATTGCTGTCACGCATAACATCCATCAACTTGTCAGCCTCAGCGATGTCATGCAGTGTACGCTTACGCAGATCCTCATCCTTCAAGTCAACCTTCACGACCTCCTTGTAGACAGGATAGATGAGACGTGCCGTGGAGACGTTGTAACCCTGCTGCTCGAGAAGCATCGAGTAGATGATCTGCTGACGCTGCTCCTTCAAGCCGTCCTCAGACTTGTTCTTCTTGACCCACTTCTTCACCTTACCAGTGTTGTGAGTTGGCAGAGCAGTTGGTCCAGCAAGATAGAGGCTGTCTGGTGAGTCAACCTGAATGCACTGAGTAGGAACACTCTCAACAGGTTCAACAGACACGACACGGCGAGCCACAGTGGAGTCAAAGTGATCTGGTCTACCGTTCTTAGCAATCTGCTCTTTCAGTGCCCTGCTCGCCTCATGGTGGAGTTTGTCAGGAAGCATAAACCCCCATGTCTCAATAAGGTGTGCAGACAGGAAGATCTGGTGAATGGAGTTCTCGTCATCATGGAACACGTGATAAGGAGAGACACCTTCATAGGACAGAAGTTCAACCACATCATTCAGAAGTTCTCTACTTGACAGAGTGACGACACCAGAGTACAGAGACTTTGACCATGAGGTGGAGTAAGCAAGGATACCCTGAAGAAGCATTGTCCGGTCCATCTCAGAACCACGAGACAGGCCAAGAGGAATCCTCCGTCCCTCAGGAACATGTCTGAGCCACGAGATCTCCTCACCAGTGTCACCCATGTAGTTCAGGTAGGATTCAGCGGCCTGTTCTCTGTCGCTCTTTCCACAGACCACCTTTCTATACCCTTCATCACTGTCTTTGTAAGAGGGAACGTCAAGAAGGCCAAGACTGTCAAGAACAGCCTTCATCGAGTCAATCTCAACAGTCAAGCAAGAATCATCCTCTGACTCCAGGACTCTGTACACAGGAATCTCAAGACTCTTGGCGTCAGCCTTAGACAGTACCCCATTCTTACTGTTAGAGATCAGGTTGTCTCTGAGGGTACTCATCTCTTTCTCGTCTGCAAGACCCATACGCCACAAATCACTAATGAGTTGCTTGTAGCGCTCGGAGCCCTTGACGACATTGAAGGCTCCAGTGAACCTGTTGCCGTCAGCAAGCCAGGCACCAATCAGGTAGGGCTTGGAGACCTTTGAGAGGGTAGTGACAGACATCCTGTGCTTCTGTGTACCACTGAACCCCCAAGCAGGGCTGGCAATCCAGACAGTCGCACCAGACTTGATGATGTTGTGAAGTTCCTGAGTACTGACAACCCTGTGCTCGGCAACGATCTCACCAAAAGCACTCATGAACTCATCACCAACGTACACATCCCAAAGATGAACATTGTCGGCGATGATGCTTCCACCGTCACTGGACGACAAACGGAAGCATGGGCGATGATGAATGCTTGACTTGGCAGACACACTGACGGGCTTTCCTTGCGTACCCAGAACATTGTCGCCCACCTGGACCTTGCCCATCGTGGTCCACCCGTCAGGTGTAGGTAGAGGAGTGTCCAGAGCAAGCCCTTTGTAGTCCTCAACGACCAGGGAGACGTCATCACGAGGGTCTACACTGATACGGTCAATGAATCCCAGAACATCACGTCCAGAGTCCCCTAGATGGCCTTTGACAAACATCTCAAGGCCCTTGCTGAAACGGTTGTTGTACTCAACCTCAGCAATCTTCACTCTGTCAGGCTTGCCTCCCATGGAGAAGTAGTTCTTGATGGCGTCAATGAGCCACTGACGAGCCTCAGGGATGCGTCCTAGTTCACGGAATTCGTCAGAAGACAGGACGGTCTTCATGATGTCCTTCAAGGCGTCGCTGGTACGCTCCTCGCCAGGAAGAGTGAAGAAGTCCTCCATGACTTTGTGAAAGAGTGAGCCTCGTGTTGCAGGAGTGTCAACAGGCTCATCAATAATTTCTTTGAGAACAAAGGAGTTAGCGAGCCAACGAGCAGGACAGGCGCTCTTATCAACAAGGTCACTAATGAGTGAGGCACTCAAGGACTTCTTGTCATAGGCGTCAGCAACCTGTGATGAGGTGATGCTGAGACCACTGTCATTCATAGAGACCAGATCAAGGCTCTCATTACTTCCCATACTCATACATCCTTCTCCATCTGTCTGTCAAACCTTGAGGTCAACAATGGGCTGAACACACCCTGCTCTCGTCTGTGCTGTGAGTACGTCAGTACAAGAAAGGCGGCAGTAAAGACGTACAAAGTGATTTTAACAACAAATGTTGACAGAGGCAAGTAGGTAACAAGATGCAGGAGAAGGGCCTTAACGGGATCCCAGTCAAGAACAGAGGAGATAGATCCTAGGGGACACCCAAACACATCCCCTCTACAAGATCTATAGAGTCATATGGTGTAAAAACGGATCGACACTGGCGAGAACACCGACTTTCTGTTGAGATAGCAAGGAATG